TGTAAGCTAATATACTATCAAAGGCATCTATTAAAAGTGTCTGAAATGGTCTTATAACTGTGTTATCCATAAGTATAGATGCAGTCTTTAACTCATCTGCATTATTACCTAAACCACTACTATCTTTAATACCTAACAACATAGGACTAACTACCCTATGTGCTACCATTATCTTTTTACCACTTTCGTCTGATAAGAACTGCTATTGGTTATGCGCATCACTTAATTGTCTTGGCTCTATAGTTGCAGCACTTTCTGGGTTGTCGTTAAATGCTAATATAAACTTACAAGCATTACTTGACCCACTAAACTTTTGATATATTCTATTCTCTAACATTTGGCGTTCCTCAGCATTTGGAGTTCCGTTGTTAAAGTTAATTAACATACTTGGTGCAAGACCATTAAGAATATTGTTTAAGTGATAGTTGCTTATCTCTTCTTCTAACTCTGCATATTGAAGTCCACCTTGATAGTCTGGAGATGAGTAATACTTATATCCAGCTCTGTATGGTTTTACATACACTATCTCTATAGGCTCATTAGAATAACCAAAAGCTGGTATGCGTTTGCAATCTTCTACCTTTTTTACTTTATCCCAGTTATCAGAATAATAGTAAGCCTCTATCTCTCCTTTTTCGTTACACTTTTCAGCTCTTAGGTTTTCTACAGGTATGTGTTCTACTCGTGCCACACTCTTTCTGTCTTTAGAGTATATAACTTGCATAGAACATTGACCCATAAGTTTTAAATCGTAGCATAACTTACGCACACAATCCTTGTGGAATAAAGACATCATTTTAGCGTATGCCTCTGGCTTTCTATTGCTGTCTAAAGCATCTAAGCCTTTTCCATAAATCATTTCGCTAATACCATTTATAATAGCATTGTTTGTAGGACTTCCGTTGTATCGGTCTATCAAATAAGCAAAATAATTATTATCTGCACCATAGCTTACCCATTCCTTATTAGATTTCTCTACAATCTCTGGACTTGTATAAGTGCTTAAATTAACTACTCTTAAATCGTTCATAATATAATGTAATCGTTATCAAAGCTATTCTCTGTAGTGTATTCTCCACTATTTACAGAATAGTAATCATTGTTTGTTTGGTTTACTGTCTGGTCTGTGCAAAACACTCTGTCTTTATATATAACAGCAGTACCATCTTTTATTTCAAGGGTGTAAAAATCGCCCTCTGTTAATGTACCAAAAGCTGCAACAAATGACATATAATTACCATCAGTTGAAGCAGTAGGTGTAATATTTACGTTTGTACCTGTACTTTCACTTGTAAGATTTACAGTAATCGTACCATTAATAAATTGACGAGGTATTACCTTAAAAGTCTTATCGCCATTAGTTCCTATTAACTTCATACTAATATATAAACAAAAATTAAATATTTTGTATAGTCTATAAATAAAAAAAGCCTCTCTAAAAAGAAAGGCTAATTTTAAATATAAATAAACTACTAAGCTGGACTAATTGAAGTAGTAGCACTTACATCTGGTACAGTACAGAAGAACGGAGGAAATACCTCTGTTGCAACTGCTGTTAATGTAAATCCTTGTAAATCTCCAGCGGCAGCACCAGTTACGATTGTACCACCTGTAATCTCAGCACCATTGTCTTTACCTACTAATAAGTACTTAGTAACTCCAGCACCATTAGGGTACATTTCTACAACGTAATGCGCTCTACCTCTATTAAGAAGTTTAATCTCTTCTTGAGTTTCTACGTCTAATATTTGGAAAGTAACGTTTAATGTACTTTCGTAAAATGTAGTTCCATTTTCTCTTGATGAGTTTACTACTGTTTCAAGAGATGACTGACCACCTTTTACCTCGAACTTAAAGAACTCAGCAGAAGCATCAGTTGGTAAGGTTATAGTTCCACTTGAATCGCTTAAAGCAGCAATAGTAGAGCTATAATCTAAGATGTAAATATTTTTAATTCCAGCAAAGGCAGTCTTACATCCAACCCCTCTACCTTTTGTTATTGCACAAGCCATATTATTTGTTTTAATAAAAAAGGGTAGGCAGTTTTGCCCACCCTCTTTATGTTAGTTAATTTGATTATTAAGCGTAATATACGATATCAGACCCTATTCCAGTTTGTACACCAGCAGTATATCTCATTACAACTCTTACGTTTTGAGAGCCATCGATATCAGACATATCAATAACTTTAACCTCGTTTCTGTCGTTTAATAGACCAGTTCCAAAGAATAAGTTAGACTTCTGAGCTAATACAGCTTTGTTATCTCCTAAACCTTGAGCTACAAAGATATTGATACCTTCAAAAGTTAAAGCACCACCATTGTACCAAGTAGTACCTTTGTTATCAACACCATTAGCACCTATGTTAGTAGCAAAACCACCTAAAGCACGAATGTATGCTCTTGCCATATTGTTAGAAACGTAAAGAGTTAAATCTTCTTTTCCTAATACAGCAGCATTAGCAGCATCTACGATTTTTCCCATTTCATCAATAACATTAGAAGAAGTTACTGTAGTTCCAGTTACGTCTACAACAGTTGCATCTCCAGCTAAAAGAGTAGAAAAACCATCAAAGTTTCCTTCTCCAGAAGCACCACTCCAAATAGAGTTTTCTGTAGCTTGAGCTACTTCAGCAGCTACTCTTGAAATAACGTAATCAGAGAATAGTGGAGGTAGGCTATCGAAAGCAGAGAATCCCATTTGAGCAGCTTCCCAGTCAGAATGTAATTCTTTTTTACAAATTTGTAAGTTTACTTGTAACTCAGTTGGAGTTAATACTTTCTCAGTCAATGTAAGACCAGAAGTAGTTGAATCAAAATCACAATCAGCAGAACGAACCAAGTTAGAAAAAGCACCTACTTTCATAGCAGCTTTATACTTGACGTTAGGCAAAATTGATATAGCCCCAGCGTCTAACGTTGAAGCAGATAATAGGGCAGCACCTAAGTACTTCCCAGCAAATTCTCCAGCATATGAAGAACTAGTAATAGTTGGATTTGGCATTTTATTTAATTTTTAGTTATTAATTATTTTATTCATTACTTTATCAAGTGTGCTTAGTTTTCTTTTTGTAGCAAACTTGAAATTATTTTTTACAGTTTGTGCCTCTGGATTAGCTTGAATAGGCTCTGCTGCTGGTTCGCTTAGTTCCTCTTTAACTTCTTCTGGTACTTCGCTTAACTCAACTTTGTCGTGTTTGCATAGTTCCTCAGTCATAAGATTTCCTAACTCATCAGGGTTTAGTTCCTCACTCATTTCTTCCTTAGGCTCTAACATAGCTTTGATTTCTTCAATCATTTCTTTAACCTCAGCTAATTCTTCTTTAGTAGCATATCCCATTTCTTCTTTTTCTTCTTCTTCTGCTTCTACCTCTTCTTCTGGCTCTTCTCCAGCTTCTTTGATTTCAGCAATAAGACCTTCTTCTGCTACTACTAAAATACGACCATCTTCCATTTCGTATTCTCCTACTGGTACAGCTACTTTCTCATCTTCTGTAACGATAAAGATTTCTTTACCAGACTCAAATGATTCTGCTTCTAAAACAGCACCATTTTCTAACGTTTGTTGTTCTAACTTAACTTCTTCGGATAAGTTTAAAACATCTTTGATTTTACTAATCATATCATTCGTGTTCATATTAATATATAAGTGTTAAAAATTAATTTTGCATTTTCGTTTATACTTTTCCTATACCTTGAGCGTGTAAACTACCATCACAGCACTTTATAGAGTATTTGTTGTCTTTACATAAACACCCTCTACGACCACCTTTAGGACTTGTTTTACTTGGTGTTATAAATTTCTTAATTAGCTTTCTCATTTTATAGAAATACAATTAGGGACTAATCTACCATTTTTCATTTTCATTCCATATTGTTCATATCCAGCAGTACAAGGTTTTTTAAGGTTGTGTTGTTCACAAGGCATATACCAAGTCTTACCCTCAAACTCGTGTTCGTGGTATTTATCACATCCTATATCTTGTGCAGCTTTTATAGCAAGTTCTTTAGTTGCATAAGCTAACCTATCATCAATAATAGCCATAGTATCACTAACAATTTCACTTGCTAACTCTATTTCTCCTAATTCTTTTAGTTTACTCTCTGACCATCTTTTACCAGCTTTACCACCCCATAGTAAATATGAAATAGTACCACAAGCCTTAGTATCTCCCTCATCATAGTATTCCTCTGCTCTTGATAAATAAGAATACATACGTTTTATAGTTTCTTTGCTTATCGCTTTGCCTTGTGCTAATTGTTGCGCTCTTACTTTTCCTACTTGTGTCGCACACTTGTTATTAACTTTCTCGTTTAACTCTAAGCCTCTCTTTGCATTATTTTTAACACCACTTGGATAGTCTGCATAACTCTCAAGTATCATCTTCTTACCACCCTTAACACGCTTATCGTTTTTAATAATAGCTTTTACTTGACCTAACAAATACTCTGCTTCTTCTTGGTCTATCTCTTGTAGAATTTTATCACTACTAAAATCTTTGATAGCCTCTTTAGGTCTTTCCATTTTATCAGCGAAGTAACCCTCTATTGAAAAGCCTTTTACTTTACCTGTCTTAACAAACTCTTCCCAAATCTTATCGTTGTTTACTTTTACAGCACCTACCCAAGTTCCTAAGGGTAAGTCCATACCATACTTTACAGACTTGTCGTGTACCTTATCCTCTACTATCCAACTCTCTACTAAACTAAGTCCGTTTATTTGATATTGGTGTTCTAAGGTTGAGTTGTTTTGTTTACCTTGCATTAAGTACATTTGTGAGGCTTTTAAGACAGTATCTTTTGAGAAATATATGTAATACTCATCTTCTCCGTTTCTTCTGTATATAGGCTTATTTGGAATAAGTAAAGCACCCATTAATATGCGCTTCTCTTTGTCTACCTCAGCAAGTTTAAACTCTTGTGATTTAAGTGCAATAAAATCTTCTTCTATTGCTGGGTTTTCTACTACTGATATAGCTTCTATCCCTATTTCTTGTTCTTCGTCTAATATTAGTTCTACTATTCGCATATTAATATATAATAGTTTTTAATTTATTTTGTATTTATCCTAATGTCGCACCCTCAACAATATTATTCTCTAAACTTTGTGCTGTTGTTACATCATTAGCTACTACATACGCTTGTACTGGTTGTTGTGTTTGACCACCTATAGCATCTGCTAATTGGTTTGTATCACTTGCACCTACAATATTAAATGATGGGGGTTGTGATGCACCACCTCCACCAGCAGCAGCAATGTTAGATACTGAAGCACCACCACCACCAGTAGGGTCAGTTTTTCTAATTGTGGCTATATTTTTTGCAGCAACAGCAGCAGCTAAACCAGCCTGTACAACTGGATATGCTGGAAATACAGCTGTTATAGGAGATTTCTGTGCAGTACTATAAGCATTTTGTACACCCTCTACTCCACTAATAGTAGCACTTGCTAAAGCTAAAGCCTTACCAACTTTACTATCTTTACCAGCTAAATTTGCTATTTGGTTAAATGTGTTTTTAGCATCTCCTAATGTTTGTTGTGTTCTTAATTTTTCTAATTGTTCTTTTTTCTTATTTTCCTTTTCTTCTAAGTCTGTTCTTAGTCCAGCATAATAAGTTAGTATTTCAAGTTTTTGTTCTTCTGTTGCATTAAGTTTGTCAAGCTCATCAAGTTTCTTTTCTTCTTCTAAGGCAAGTTTTTCTAACTCTGTTTCTGCTTCTTTCTCCTTTTGTTTAGCTGCAAACTCATCTCTAATTTTTTGAATACTTTCTAAACGTAATTTTTCATCTGCTGCTATTTTATCTTTTTCAGCTTTTTCTTCGTTAGCTATTCTTTTATTTTCAGCTTCTATTTGTTTGCTAATAGTATTGACTTCCCTTTGTACTTGTCTTGCTGTGTTTGCTCTCGCAGCTTGTTGTCTGTTTACTGCTGCAATAGCTTCTGCTTCTTTTGTTAAGTTTTCTTTGTTACTTCTACTAAAAGTATTCTCTAAGATTTGTGCATCTCGCCTTAATTCTAAAAACTCTGTTTCTTTGTCTAATAGCTGGTCTTCTAAAACCTGTGCATCTAGCAAAGCTTGTTTTCTTTCGGCAGCACTAAATTCTTCTTCTTGTCTTGATTTAAGTCTTAAATTTGCAATTTCACTTTCTAATTTAGACCTATCTACAATTAATTTTCTTTCTATCTTATCTGCCTTAGCTCTCATATCAGCAACAGCAGCAGCTTGTTTTAATTCTTTGTCTTGTTCTTTAATAAAATCTTTAACAGATTCTGTTGCACTTTTAACCCCATCTCTTATTATTCCATAAGGAGAATTATCTACTAAACCTTTAAAGCCTTTTTTTGTATCTTCTAAAGCACCTTTAAAATCTCCACTGAAAACTTTTTTTATTGCACTGCCTAGTAAACCAATACTATCTATTGTGCCAGTAATTCTATCAACTACAAAAGTTTTTACAGAGTTAGCAAAATTCTTAATAGTTTCTATAGGGTTTGTAAAAGCGTTTATTATACCCTCGCCTAAATCTGCTAATAAATCTACTAAATTACCAACAGCAGCACCTATAATGGTAGTAAGTTTAGCAAACTTGTTTTGCCCTTCTTCACTACCTTTGAAAGCAGCTATAAGAGATGTTATAGCAATTATTAAAAGTCCAATACCTGTAGAGATAATAGCAGCTCTCATTGTTTTAAAACCACCAGTAACTCCTTTTAATGATGTTTTAAAAGCCTTAAACTTAGATATAGCACCGCCTGTAAGATTATCAAGTTGTCCTGTGAGTTCAGAACTTGATTCTGTTGTTTCTTTAACCTCTTCGTTTACACCCTCAACTGCCTTTTCTAAATCCTTGACATTTTTTTGAGCGTCTTTTGTATTTACATTTAAATTAATTGTTCTTTCTTCTGCCATTGTATTTCTTGTTTAAGTGCTTTATATCCCTCTCTTAATGTTAAAGGTAGTTTGTGTTTACCTTGTGCTATACGGATGTTTTCTGTTTCTCCGTTTGCGTATTTTAAAAGTTCTAATATATTCTTTATCATTAATTTGTTGTTTCGTATATTATTGTGTCGTTAGAAAATGATACAACACCACCAATAGTGTATCTTACTCTAATTGCAAACTTATATGTTATACCACTTGACAATCCTGTTACTTTCTTAGCTACTGTTGTATTAGGCATTGTTTCTTGGAATGTATCATCTAAATATAAATCATATCCAGTAATATTATTACCTGTTGGGTCTGCTAATGCAGTCCACCCTATAGTAATAAAGTCTGTGCTTTTAACAGTAACACTAAGACTTGCTAATCTTGGTAGACTTGCTGATTGACTATTTTCTATACCTGTTACACTTTGTGATAAGCTATATAATTCTAAAGAACTCTTGTTGTTTAATAGATTAGTCTTTATACTATTTATTCTGTAAGTCTTATTACCTATTACAAACTTGTCATTTAATTGGTATTTTAAAATAATGTGTAAAGGCAAATAAGCATCTACTTTGTTTATTCGTGCCTGTCTGTTAAATACACTTGTAACATAGTCTAAATAATATTTAGATAATAAGTTTGTACCCTTAGGCTCTAAAAAGAACTCATCTCTTTCAACACCATAATTTAAAGAACTTGAAGCATCTAAAACACTACCATCTGATTGTACTAATATTTGACTTGGTCTATTATATGCAGTTACTGTTTCATTACCTCCACCATCTGCATTAGCAAATAAAAAGTTTGGTGTAGCAGTTTGATTAGCTATATATAACAATAATGGTTTACCAATGGTAGCATTAAAGTCTTTATCAAGCATTGCACCTTGACATATAGTTGTAAGCGTTGAATGATGGTCGTCAGATAATCTTTCATAAAGCATCTTTTCAAATATAGGCTCTATTTTATAATCTGTACCATCAGCTTGTAAATTTGGGTCTGGACTATAACTCTCTCCAGCAAAATTAGCACCTTGTAGTTCATCTGATTTTTTAACTAAAAAACTTTCTTTGCTTGGGAAATTAAATTCTATGTTTTTATATTGTAATACTTTACTTATAGAGTTTTTGCTTGTATCTACATATTTAGTTATATCGTATGTCAAACCCTCAGCATAATAATCATTTAAAGGTACTACTCTGATTGTATCGTCTACTTTGTAAGCTACCAAGTTAAACATCTTAAATAGATTTGTTAAGAAGTCTATTGTTTTAATCTTTGGCATATGTCTACCAATAATAACTGTATTGGCTATTGCAAATGAATCACTTTCATAAGTAGCTAATAATTGACCACCTTTTCTTGCTTCTATTTCATAATCAACAATGTTAAATGTATTAGTTGATGTAAGCAATAACCTTGCATTAACAACACCATAATAACCAAAGTTTGCTACAAACGTATAAGAGGTACTACCTGTGTTTCCTGTTGTGTCAACATAAACAACACTCGGAAATAGTACGTGTTCTACTCTAAAATCAAATTCATCAGTTGTTGCTGAGGTTGTTATGTTTATTGTAAGTGCAGCTGCTACACCACCACCAAAAACTAAATCTGGTGCATCTCCAGATAAAGGTCTTGCTTCATTAGGACTAATTAAAGTTAAACCAGTATCACTTGGCAAATGGAATATGTTTTCTAATATAGTAACACCTCCACCCTCATCTGCATTACTCATAAAGCCTTTCTCCCTGTGCATCCACATATAAAGACTGTTAAAGTCTGTAGTGTTAAAAAACTCTCCACTAAATGTTATCTCATCAAAAGTGTTTTCAATAGCATCTATTATCTTTCTAACCTTTATAGCTGGTTTTAAATCTCTGTAGTTTAGTTTTTCATTAGGTACTGGAGTTAAACTTTCATATGTGTTACTATCATATCGCATATTTTTAGTATGCGTAATTAAAGGAAAACAAACATCTCCTAAGGTTGTAAATTTAGGGTATATTACTGCGTGGCTATAAGAAAAGTTTAAACTTGCATCATATTGTAAACCGCTTAACATAGTTTCTCCTAATAAGTCTTTTAAGCCTACTGTTTCCCCAAAGAATATAAGTTTATAAGAGTGTGGCTTATTGTCTTTTAATGATACGCTATTTAATCTTATCTTACCTTTCTTGTAATCTACTCCGTTTAATTTTATAAGTGCATCTGCTTTATATCTCGCATCAAAGCTATCTAATATATCACTATCTTGATAATGTCTAAATATCTTAGAGTTATGCTTAGAAGCTGGTACATTAAACTGCTGAGAAAAAGGAGTAAATATCTTAGCTACATCTTTTACGTTTTTTACACTATCTGTAATGCTTACACTTTCATCTTTAAATAAATCTAACCTTTTATAATCACTCATTAATAAGTAAGGCTCATTAGCTGTAAATATATTATCAGATAAACCTAATGTCGTAGCAGATACAGAAGTAACTTTTGCAGATGTGTTATCAACTTCATTAAAAGCTATATAGCCTACTTTAACTGTACTTGTAAAGTTTGCATTAGCATCTACTAAGTTATCAGTTGAGGTAGATGTAGCATTACCATAATATCTAATACCATCTCTTATGTATAGTTCTATTATCTGCATTAGCGTACATTGTTTATAGTGTCAAAAGCAAATTCAACTTCTATTGTGTAATTTATTATCTTGTCGTTTAGTTGTGTCTTATATGCTAAAGAGCTACTTGTTACTTGTATTGGTAATGTCTGTGAGTTTATCTCTATCCAACAATCCTCACTTAATTGCATCTCTTTAAATACATCATTATAAGCCTCTGGATAATATCCTGTGTTTAGAGTTAGTTTCTCTTTACCATTCTTTGTAAGTGTTTTATCTTGATGGTTGCTTATGTTATAAGTAGCGTTGCTAATTATGTTTCTTTTAAACTTTTCTGTTTTAGTTGTAAGTGCTTCGTTAGTACGCTTGAAAAACCATATGTCCTGTAATACACCGAACTTGTTTATGAATGTTACTTTGTATGGTGTAAACTTACATTCGCTTTCGCTTTTAACTGTTAGCTTAGTTACACCACTTGTAGTATCTACATATATCGTATCAAAGTCAAACAATGTATATTCTTTAGAGAACTCACTTAAACAATCACTACCCTCAAATACACCACCATCTTGTATTACTCTATCTTCAAATTCATCAGAGCCATTTACACCACTTGTAACGTATTCTATTTGTGCATTACTATTTGTGCTTGAACTTACAGCTTTTGTATATACTTGTTGTCCGTTTAGTTCGTATGTTACTTGAGTTGTTGTTGAGGTGTCTACTGCTATTGTAGCTGGTGCATCATCTAACTTTACTATCGTAGTATTAGACTGTAGAAGTCCTGTATTGTTTTGTGGGTTAGAGCCATCTTCAAAAAAGCCATAACCATAAAAACCTTTTAGCTGTGTAAAGCTACTTGCAGAGCCTTCTGTATTTTGTATAGTGTTTGTAGTTCTATAATCTACCCATAGTATATCAGTTGCATAATCTCCATCAAAACCATTAGTAAAATAATCTCTAACTAATTCTGCTATTTCAAATACACAGACATTGTTCTTCTATCCATCCT